GGATCCGATCCATGGAACGCGCCATTATTGAAATTCTCATAGCGTCTCGTGCGGGGGACATAAGCTGAGACCGGTTGTTTCCCGGGATACTTCTTCTTGAATGAGTCGACGGTGAATTCTTTTAGGATGGTGCAATGATCGGCATCGCGTTTATCGGCTCTTTGGGCTGAGGTATCCCAGAACACGGCGTTATAGGCATCATAGATCGGTCGCCACACAATATGCTGATCTTCGTTCTCTGCATCGCCTGGATCATCCCACTCCGTGGCCAACAAGTAGGATCCGAACCCACACACGGCCACTTCATCTACGGCATTGTCTTGAGCGACTTTGCCTGAGAACTGGACAAAGTCAGCGCGCCGCTTGCCGGTTAGGAAACTGGCATCTTTGTCGGTGGTGGCATCGTCATCGGGCTTGTACTCAACTCCCATGCGATTGTCGTTATAATCTGCGATGAATCGATTCTTGTACGGAGTGGTTACGTCAAACTGGAGCTTGACCCTGTTGCGGAAGAAATCGCCAAAGAAGTTTTCCCAATGGCCACCGGTCGCATAGATGAACCGCATGGCTTCATTGGCCTTGTCGCGCTGATCATCCAACCAATCGGCATCCTGGCGGATCTGAGTGACTTGCTTCTCGATCCACGCTTTGTCTTCGAGGGCCTCACGTTTGGTTGTTTGGGGACGCTCAAGCAGTTCGACTGGCATAGGCTATTTCCTTAATATTCTTTGTGCATATCGTGGATTAAACGGCTATCTTTCATTGTTATTGGCTTCCAACCTTTGCCTGGAACAAACCAATACCCCGTAAGGCAATGAGCTCTGCGACAATACCGTGTCTTGGGGTTTAACGTTGGACAATTTCTCCATTCATGTAATGCCAAGTAGCATAAGAATCGTTCAATTAACTTTTTCACTTCGCCCGCCTGGTCCTGCGTTCTCTGGATTGAGAGATTGGTTTCTTCCTGGTGGTCGATGAGGATTTCTTCTTCGGAGCGCCTTTGATTTCGAGCAACTTTTTAGGCGAACTCTTCTTAAAGCCGAGCGCTTTTTTCAACTTGGTCCGTTTCTTTGGTAGTGGTAAATCTTTTAATCTAGCCATGGTCAAGATCCTTTATTCGGGTTCAACTTATATTCTCGACAGCAAATTCGTGGACCCGTCCACAATGGGACAGGGGAGAGGCACGCTTGACGCTCTTCGATTGGCGTCTAAACTCCCGGTCACTCCTGAGAAAGATATAGATCCCTAAAGCGCATTGAGCCATCATATCGTACTCATCCACCCAGCCCATTTGGTTATCGTAAGACCATGCTAAAACTGCAATTACTGCCGTGACTCTCAATGGGGCGATCAAATAGGGCCAAACCTTCATATCATTCTCAAAATCAAAGTTCAATTAAAACAACAAAAAGGCTCATTTCTCCACCGTAGAGTAAACATTAAAATCAGTCTAATTGAGAATCGTTCCATAACCACTCAACGGATTACATTTGCATGGCGTCCCTGGTCCCGTTGAAGTCTTTGGGTCCATCTCCCACGGTTTTGACTCATCATCGGACCTCATCCAGCCCACGCCCTTACAACGAGGACACGCTGGATCGGCAATGTCATAGTTCTCAACTTGTTTGTAGGTTTTAGGTATTTTCATCCCATCACCTGGCAATCTGGTATTGAGTACAAATCATTGTTGTTTTGATTGGGCATTGGATAAATGATGTTCATGTCTTTGATCCTCGCGAGTGCGTCCAACATGTCATCGTGCTCACCTACTGGGAAGGGATCGTATTCTTCGTCGATAAAAACCTCAACCAAATCAATCGCCTGCTTCTCATGGTTAACATAGTTTTGCTTGACTGGGAACCATATTTTGCCTTGCTCACAATCAGGGATCAATCTGCGAATACGATCATTCTTGCCCATGCTACCCCCTAATTCCTGAATTGCAAAGTGGTAATTGTCTATCTTCTGCTTGTCCAGTATATGTTCGATGTCTGAATCTTTCCCGTATTTCTCATAGCCAACGATGATCTTCTTGCCTGGGTTCAACCACCTACGGTGCAATTCGAACAGTACCGCCGTCCTTTCGGTCAATGACAATCGATCTCTAACCATCTCTAAAACATAGAGGTTCTGGTCCTCATACGCTCCAACCACGAACATGGCGGTGTAGTCTGACTTCTTCTTCTTGTCGTTGGCAGGGTCGACCAGGATATATATATTCATGCCCCGGCCACCGTCTGGGTTGGTATAGAACTTGAGCCATTCCCTCTTAAAACCCATCACGCTATCCGCCTTTGGGTCTAAAAGCTGTTGGCAACCGAACACATAAGGGCCTTGATCGCGTCGCTTCTCGGCCAACTCAGCCCGTGTGAGGAGCACTGGACGACCGTCTATGGTTCCATCATGGGTCGCTGGATAGAATCTGAGCTTCGCCGCGCCACGCTTGATGATCGTTCTGTAAGTGTCATTGAAGTGGTATCGCGTGCCTGCATAACGCTTGTAGCCGCCCCTGGTCCCCAGATTGAGCGAGTTTGACCAACTTTTGGTGACCTTGTTCATCATCTCAGGGTTACCAACGGAGCTCTCAACCACTATGTCATCGTAATTCAGGATAAAGAAATGCTTCGAGGTGGGCTGTGAATCAACCAGGCCCCATGCTTCGACCGTTGATTCTTTGGGGTTGGACTTGCGTTTGACGATAATACCATCGTCTTCGGACCATTTGGGGGCTTCGCGCTTCGGTTCCTCCCACAGAATGTCTGGGAAGAGCGCCTTGAGTTTGTTATTGTCCTCAAACTCCCGCATTATTTGCCTCAGGAATCCCTTAGCAATAGGGCGAGTGTGAGAGAAGATACCTGTGGTGGACTCCCGGCCTTTCCAAACCTCCAACGGAAAATCGCCATGCGAAGCAAGAATGTCTTGGATGGTGAGAGCAAAGGTAATGATCGTTGATTTATAATGCTCTCGTGCCCACAGATCGAGGTGACCGTTAGGACTGGCCTGGACTTCCCGGCACCTGTCAAAGATCCAGGGGACCTCGACATCAGGACGTTGCAGGAAGAAACGGAGGAGGAAATAAAGATCAGTTCGGCAAAGAGCTCGGTAGGCTGTGTGCTGGTCCCTTTTTGACGAATCCTTCAAATAGATCATCAAACTCCGATACGTCTCCATGCTCTCGTTGTACTTCCCGGATGTCAAGTCTTTCAGAGTATCCATGTTTTGATAGAACTAATTTGCAAATGGTTGAATTCATTGTCCCGTCAAGGCCACCTTCGACTAAAGTTTTATGCTGAATTGCCAGCATTGCCCTTAACATAACGGAAAACAATTTCTTATCTTCGTGCCTTTTCCACTCCTGGACCGTGTCCATTGAGATTTCCAGATACAACGAAAGCCCTGCAATGGTTGGTATCATATCACCTCTTTTCTTCCAAGTGCTCATGTACTCTGCAAATTCTCTCGGCGTCTTCTCAGCGTCATACTTTGTTGGCCTTCCCGTTGGGATACCTGTCTTTTTATAAGCCATTATTCACCTCTAATTCCTTCGGGTTATTTTCCACTTTCTATCTGGTGATATCAATCTAGCCCAATGACTAATTGAATTTTCCTCAAAATGATCTTTCTGTCCATCAGGATAAAAATCACAACCATGATAATGACTAAGCCAATAAAAATTGCCATCAGTTACCAAAATTTGTTCTCCCTGTTCTGGCGTAGGACCAATACAATCCCAATCTATTTCAGTCCATTCAATAGCGATAGCTGTATCCATTATTCCACCACGTCCTTTCTTTTCTCGCCTGCGGCGATAAACTCATCAGCGTACTCATAAGACGTTATTGCAGAGCCTTTAGCTGACATACCCATGTTTGTAAAGACTTTCATCACCTCCAGCGCAACGTGATTCCACCATTGCTCTTTGTTCATGCCCTGAGGGTAAATGGGCGCTTCTACATTCATGGTATGTCGTGGCATGACATCGTATCTTTGCCCCTTTACATCTTCCCATTTTTTCTTTAAATCCTCTATATCGAATACTTTCTCCCGTTTTCTCTCTCTCGCCTGTTCCCCGCAAATATGGCCTGCCACAGGATAATCCTGGCTGTTTGCCATCGGTTCATTGCAAATATTACACATATCCATTTCACTTGACCCTGCGACCATTTCTTATTCCTCCGGTAAGTTGTTTTTATCACCGTACCTGATTATAAACTCATCCAGACCGTGCTCTTTGATGTATCCGGCATTGTCCTCAGCCATTTCAATGGCGTTCCAGCGGTGTAGATCATAATCCTGGCCATCAGGCAGGAAGTCGCCATAAGGCATTCCAAACTTGGTGCAATTATGCTCAAGCATGATGATTTGGTCACCGAAATCTGTCACCCCCTCCCCTATTGGCGGGTAAGGTATGAG